GGAGGAAAACATCATTAAAAGAGATTACCGTTTTACTGATTTTACAGATTGTGATGCGCATAAGTTCGTGAAGATATTGGGAGGTGATAATGCCGGTAAGCTTGAGGCTTTGCTTGGGTATGTATTGAGCCGGCACAAGGATGAGCTTATCACAAAGGCAGTCATCCTTATGGAGGATATTGACCCGGAGGAAGAAGGCGAGAGCATGGGGCGATCAGGCAAAGGCCTCATATTTAAGATGATTGAGAAATTTAGGAAGACATGCCGGATGAATGGCAAGAGCTTCAACTTTCATGACTCTTTTCTTTGGCAGAATGTGGAACTGGACACCGACATCATTTTTATCGATGACGTAGAAAAGTTATTTCAGTTCACAAAGCTTTACAGCGTCATAACAGAAAGCATCCTGGTCAACAAGAAGGGACGTGATCAGATAGTCATACCTTATGACAAGTCACCCAAAATATTTATTACATCAAACTTCGCGGTAGGAAATAGCGATGAGTCAACGACTGACCGAAAGTTTGAGTTTCCGGTCATCAAGCATTTCAACGCACACCACAAGCCCATTGACGAGTTTGGCCGGGCATTCTTTAGTGGCTGGGACGCAGCAGAGTGGTCAAAATTTGACAATTTCATGGTGTACTGCGCCAAGGCATGGCTGAACAGCGATAAGCGAAATTTGAGCCATATAACGAGCAACAGCGCACTGCGTATTCTTAACAATCAGACCCATCCTGACTTTATCAACTACATGGATGACCAACTTGCAACCAACTTTTTTGATTTTGCACCGGCCATCTTAAAAAATGCAAGGGTCACAACACCGGAAGGCAAACTGGTGACAAACGCGGTGAACATGGCACAGTTTTATCTCAACCAAGAAAATCCGGATTACTACTTTGTCATGAAGAAGGAAGACCTGCTTGAAAAGCTGAAAAACATACCAAAATTGACCACCACAAAGCTGACCCAATGGTTTAAATTATGGGCTGATCATAACAAAGTAGAGGTTAACTGCAGCCATAAAAAGAGCTATGAGGGAGGAAGATATTACCGAGTTATTTCTTGGGGGCATTGTGGGAATGGTGGGAAAGATGGCATTATTGAAGGCAACGAAGGTGGGAAAGATGGGAATGTTCCTTTTTAATTCCAACTTATAAATTATCATCCTCACTTTTATATTGATATTCCCACTGCATTTCCTACACATAAAATACTAATAATCATTTACTTACCCACTTTCCCACTTATTTATAACTAATATAGAAAAAAGTAATAAAATGTATAAATACATACATACATGTGTATATGTATATAGTATAGGAAAGTAAAGTCGGAAAGTGGGAATTGACGTAAAAAGCAAAACACAAACAGATGGCAAAAATGAATATCGTGCTACTGGAGGTGACACCTGACAAGATCATCCAGCGTGGCCCATTCACAGAGGAACAAGCACTGACCGCCATGCTTCGGTTTATGGAGGATCAGCCGATGAAGTACGTAGGCACCGCACCAAGGTGGTGGGTGGCCAACCTTGAGACTGGCGAAATAAAAAAACCAAGGGTAAAACTTGAATTATGATAACCAACACACACACGAACAGAGAGCTACTACTTGACACTTTATGCGATGTCTTCGACCTGACACGCGAAAAGCTAACGGCAAACGACCGGCACCGGCACGTTGTGCAAGCAAGGGCCATCGGCTACAAAATCGCCAGGGAACAAATGGGCATGACCTTCACGAACATTGCAAGGCTATTTTCCAACCCCGGAAAGCCAGGCAAGCATCACACTACCATAATGCACGCCATCGAAAACTTAAACGGTTTAGCAAGCGTAGGAGACGATGTTGCAATCGGCAGCGTGAACAAAGTGCTCACAAAGCTCAACATGCTGGCCAATGGCGGCATCAGCGTGGTGGTTGAGACCGACCTTGAGCATCTCACAAAGCTCACCGCCATACTTTACATGCACGATTACAAGTACACCGTGGTGGATGGCGTAACTTCGCTAACAGATAAAAACTGACAAATGGCATACGACAAAGACGATATAAAACAGCAAATACTACATGCCATAGACGAGAATAAGCTTTCAAATTTTGGCGATGTGGCTGCTTTCATAAAGCCAGCCAGGGGCACATTGTACACGTGGGAATTTGACAAAGATGACGATATAAAAAGAGCGCTTGAGCAGAATGGTATAAGGCGCAAGATTAAGATCATCAGGAAGCTGGAAGACTCTGACAATGCCACGATGCTCATCGCTGCCTTGAAGCTATTGGCAGATGATGATGAGCTCAATAGGCTCAACACACAGAAGGTCACCGCAGACCTCAACATGACCCACAAAAAAGTAATCTTTGAGTCAGACGAGTCAGGAGATCAGGGTCAAGCTTAACCGACCGGCAAGGCTGACGGCAAAGGCGCTGGGTGGCCATCACCGGTACATCTGCCAGGAAGGCGGGGCGAGGTCCGGGAAGACTTATGGCATTATGCAGTGCCTTATCTGGTGGGGGACGAATAACGCCAAGAAGAAGATCAGCGTTGTGAGCCATTCATTGCCACATCTGAAGCGTGGGGCCATGCGTGACTTCTTCGACATCCTGGAGTCTTGGGAATGGTACGATGAGAGCATGCACAACAAGACCGACAACATCTATCACTTTGACAGTGGCAGCTATGTTGAGTTTTTCGGCCTTGAAGATCACGACCGGGCAAAGGGACCTGGGCGTGACTTGCTATTCTGCAATGAGGCAAACTTATTGAGCAAAGCGCTCTTCGACCAGCTTGACATGCGGACAAGGTTCAAGGTCATCACTGATCTTAACCCATCGGACTTTGACATCTGGTGCTACCACCTCGCGGACAGTGATGATGCGGTTAAGATTCATTCAACGTACCGCGACAATGCTTTTCTACCTGCACCACAAAAAAAGGTCATTGAAGGCTACCAGGATGCCGATCCGATGATGTGGAAGGTCTTCGGCTTGGGTGAACGTGGAGCCAGTCAAGAGCAGATATACACACACTTCAAGATAGTTGACCATGTGCCACAAGGGGAGGTATTCTATGGCCTTGACTTTGGATACCGCAACCCGACCGCAATGGTGCGCGTGACATTGGCAGACGAATGTATCTACGTGCATGAGATGTACTATCAATCGGGTATAACAACGGGTGAATTGATTGAGATTATACCCGACAAAGTATTGGACCACATGGCAGAGATTTACTGTGATGCGGCCGAACCGAAAACCATTGAGGAGCTGTACCGTGCCGGGCTCAATGTCAAGCCTGCTGACAAGGATGTGTATGCCGGCATCATGAAGGTTAAAAGTTTACCTTTGTATGTAACGGCCAGCAGCACGAACCTTTTGAATGAATTGAGAAAGTATAAGTGGAAGACAGACATGAATGGGAAGGTCATCGATAAGGAGCCGGTCAAGCTTGACGATCACCTTGTTGATGCGATGAGATACGCTGTATTCACCAAATTAAAACAGCCCAGGCTCACCTGGGGAGTATTATGAGCATATTAGATCGAGTCTTCAGGAAGAAGGGCCTCAACCCAAACACGGCCAACTATGGCATTGTGCCGGTCAACCAAGGGCAGATACTCACCCAATTTGACAGCAAGAAGTACACGGCAGCATATGAGGATAATGCGGATGTGTATGCCATCGTGAGCTTCCTTGCGCGTAAGGCTGCAAGTATTCCGTGGTATGTTTATGAGAAGAAAAGCGGCGCAAAGGCGCGTGTCAGCCTTGAGAGGTACAAGCAATTGACAAAGGGCCTCGGACATCCGGGTGCGCTTGACCGTGCTATTGCAGAGCGGAAGGCAGCGTATGACGAGAACATGATTGTGGACAACAGCCCCACCGCATCACTGCTCAAGAGACCGAACGGCTACCAAGGCCAAGACCAATTCTTTGAGCAGCTCTTTGGTATGCGCTTCCTGACGGGCGAAGGTATCATGTGGGGCAATGATGGGAATGTGGATGAAGGTCAATTTACAGAGCTGCTTATCATGCCTTCCCAGTACATGGACATCGTGGCAGATCCGAATGATTTGTTCGGAATCTCTGGGTGGTACCTAACAAGTGCCACCGGCAACCTTGCTCTGCAGAAGTCTGATGTCTTGCAGTGGAAGAGCTGGAACCCACAATTTGACAGCGTGACACGCGTGCATTTGCGCGGGGTGTCACCGATAAAGGCCGCATGGAACAACTATCTTATGGGCAAAGAGGCCAGCCTGGCAGCCGCAAAGCTCATGGCGAATGGCGGGGCGAAGGGTGCGCTGGTGCCGAAGGCCATCGGCAATCAGATTCCGCAAGTGTCCGAGCAGACAGCGGCTAACATGCAGAGGGCACTTGCAGAGCGGGTAAACAATAACGACCGGTATGGCCAGGTGGCCATGCTGCAGACTCCGTGGGAGTTTTTGAATTTCGGCTTGACCTCATCAGAGATGGCACTGGTGGACACGCTGAAGTTCAGCCTTGAGCAATGGTGCCGGGTGTTTAGCATGCCGGTGGTGCTGTTCAGTGCAGACAATATGGCTGATAACAACTACCAAAATGCACTCCGTGACCTTGTGACGAACACGATTGTGCCAATGTGCGCACAGCTTCGCGATGAGCTGAACAGATGGCTGGTGCCGAGGATGGGTGACAAGAATGTGTTCATAGACTTTGACATCATGGCTCTGCCTGAATTACAAAGGGACATGGAGAAGATGGTCAACGGCCTCCGTTCCGCTGACTGGCTGACCTTTGACGAGAAGCGCGTAGCGATGAACTATGAGCCGAGAGGCGGTGCGTATGAATCCGCATATATCGCGCAGGGCATGATACCCATTGACCAGGCTGCTATGGACATGGGTACCGGTGAAAACCTTGGGCAGATATGACGGCACGCCAGCGAAGACTATATTGGCGCAGATGGCATCAGCTTCTGAAGAGGCATGAAGATAAATTCCTGCCACGCGTTCAAAAGGCCATGACAGATGAGGCGAAGAGGCTTATCAAAGAAGCTGAAGATGTCGGCTTCCAGCAGGCATTCAAGTCGCTGA